CAACAGCTTCGAGAGGCGCTTAGGCAGAAGCAAATGGGTGGCGTTCAGCGTAGACCGATGGCCCGTCGCGGCAAAGGCTTATTGGGTGGGATTATTGGACGGCTTCGACAGCAGATGGATCAGCGACGAGAGATTCCTTTGCCTCGTCGGTATGATGAAGAGGTTGACGATTCTAATTTTGTGTTTACGCAGGGTAGAGATCGTCTTGGAATGCCAGTGATGAGTGCTTCCCCTCGAAGAAATGTTGACCCCAACCGATTCATAAGCGTCGAAGAATTTGAGCGTGGTGGAGCAAAGCCTCAAAAACCAGACATGGAAGAGATTCGCAGACAAATCATGCGCGGAGTTAACGTGCGAGGGATTGGAATCTAATGGCTGAATCTAATGACCTGCTGTCAGCATTAGGCGAATACGGAAGCTCAGCTTCGCCTTACTCTGCGCTGGATCGCTACCTGATGCAGCAGTCGGTTTACGACAGAGGCCCAAGAGAAGCGCCAGTAGCGCCCACCATGCGTACTTTGGAGGCTCTAATGCCTTCCGCAGAAAATACGATGGCAAGCCAATATGAAAACGTCATGCAGGAGCAGCGAGACGCAGACGAGGCTGCATCGGCTTCGCGTCAAACCGAAATAGACAATCTTCGGGATTTGTTGCGTGAAGAGCTATCCAGCTCAGAAGATGCGGCTCTTGCTCAAAGGTCAGATCTAACCAAGGCGCTCGAAGGCCAGATTGAAGACATGCGTCGAGGCGTTGATATAGAGACGCTAGGTCTGCGTCAAGCTGGTTTGGATGAGCGAGCTGCACTAGCTCAGCAGATAGAAGAGGGCGACAGGCTGGTGCGTCAGGCTCAAGAAGCTTCCGCAGGCACATTGCAAGATCGTCTTGCCTCGCTATCCACAGACCTTTCCGACATAACTGGAACGATTGACGCAAACTACGCCCGTCTTGACGAAGTTCAAAAAGATGCCGCTGACGCGACTCAGAGCGAAATAGATTCTTTGAATCAGCAGCTCGAAAACCTGTATGCGGACGTGGAGTCTGGCGGCGCAGCTCAATCTGAATCGATACGGGACGAAACAGCCAACCTCATTGCTGGGTTGGAACAGCAAATTGGAGGTCTAGCCGACAATCTTGGTGGACTACCGATTGAGGCGATTCAATCACAACTGGCTTCGGTCAACGATCAGACGGCTCAGTTTCAACAATCTATTGAGTTGGCGACGGGAGAGAGGGCTGATTTATCTTCTCGGATTGACGCATTGCAGTCTTCTGGTTTGACTCAAGATGACTTGAGCGGCTTGTCACAAACCATTGCAGGCCAGCGCCAGAGCGAAATATCTTCTGCCTTAGACCCAGTGCAACAGCAAATTGAGGCTCTGCGAGGACAAATACCTAGCGAGGTTGACACCGAGGCGCTACGCAAACAGATTACTGAAGACGTGATGGCTCAGATGGCAAGCCAACAGCCGCCTCCAGCTACAACTACACCTCCAGCTACAACCACGCCTCCGATTGGAACAGATCCCTTTATACCTGAAGGCGAAGGCGGTGCTTACGCAGGATTCGGCCCGTCTGGGTCTGAAGCGGCGGGTTACAATCCTTTCTATGGTGGTAAAGATTACATGCAGTATGACCCCGGTGATTACGCTCGATCAGCGGTTCCAACGTATCAAGAAACTACGCAATCGTAATGGCTAGTGAAATACCAAAGAACGTAGCGAACCCTTCGCTTTACAAGAAGGCCAGATCAAAGGCTAAAGCAAAATTTGATGTTTGGCCTTCAGCATATTCGAGCGGCTGGATGGTGCAGGAGTACAAGCGTATGGGCGGCAAATACAAAGGCAAGACGGGTGGTGAAGTAACTCTGAACCCTGAGAAAAGTGACCTTGATAACGACGGCAAACTGAGCCGATACGAGCGCAAGCGTGGCACCGCAATTGCCAAGAGCATGGCAAAGAAAATGAACATGGGCGGAACCGTGATGGTTCAAGGCCGTGGTTGTGGTGCTATCATGCCCAGCAAGCAGAAGAAGACGCGAGTACCTCGTGGCTAAGCCCAGAAGCGGTCTTAAAAAATGGTTTGGCAAGGGCAAAGGTGGCAACTGGGTTGACATCTCAGCGCCCAAAGAAGGCGGTGGCTTTGAAAAGTGTGGTCGCAAGAGCACCAAAGACTCTGGTCGCGGTTATCCTAAGTGCGTACCAGCAGACAAAGCCGCTAACATGAGCAAAAAGCAGATTGCTTCAGCGGTTAGCCGCAAGCGGTCAAAAAAACAAGGCGTTGGCGGGAAGCCTACTAACGTCTCAACTTTCGCTAAAGACGGAGGCGAGATTATGAAAAAAGGTTCAAATAAAGCCATAAGCGTAGATGACTATGAGCGCCAGAGTGGATTCAAGAAGAAAAAATTACCACTCGATAACAAGGCTATCAGCGTGGATGACTACGAGCGCCAGACGCCTCGTGGCCTGCCTAAAGCCAAAAGCCCAGCTACAAAAACGACTACTCCTACGCCGAGCAGAAGAAAAATGACTGGCACAAGGGTCATGAGAAACAAGGGCGGCACTATCAAGAAGCCGGGTGGCATGAATAAAGGCGGCACCATTAAGAAGCCGAGCGGCATGAAAAAAGGTGGCGCAGTAAAAATGAAGAAGCCATCAAGCAAAAACAGTGGCTTGTATGGTCGCTAAATGGCGTACTTACAGAGCAATATCCCGTACTTTAAGTGCTGGGTAAGACGCGAGTACACCCATAACCACGAAAAGTTTCATGGCGAGTTCATACACGCTATGGCTATCGCGGTTACGACAATGCCGACAAGGTGCTTGAGCTTCCAAGTTATTTTTACGGGGGCCGAGTGTGATGAAGACGAGCCGAATGTCCACGGCGGAGCTATGTGGGCAAGGATGCCCATTACGGCTCTGGCAGCGGACGCCGACTACGAAGGTTGGCCTGATCCAATGCCTGTTTGGGCAGCGCAGCCGTGGGATTGCTCGTCATACCACCACTCAGTTTATGTGCTAGATCGTTGCACTCCATGCCCTTGGATCGCCAAAATAGACGGTGAATTTTATCCAGCAAAATACTTATTCACTGTTGATTATGCCGAAAATGAGATAGCCGACGATCCTGCTCAGCATAAGCAAAGCCATGTTATGCAACTACTTGATGCTGGTGATTGGACGGGCAATATCGTGGCCCTACCCAACAACCGAGTTAGAGTCACGCACCCTGCATGGTTCTCAGTAGGCGAGGGCGCACCAGACTTCCGCCCGAGTCAACATATCCATTACAGCAAGAGTGATTTGGACTACACTCTCGACGTGAACAAAGTGTTCGATAACCTCTACGCACCAGAGAAGAAAGATGGCCGTAAGCGGAAGTAAAGATTTCGAGTTAGACGTAGCAGACTACGTTGAAGAAGCTTTTGAGCGTTGCGGCTTAGAGCTTCGCACGGGCTATGACCTAAAGACGGCCAATCGATCCCTTAACCTGATGCTCGCTGAGTGGGCAAACCGTGGTTTGAATCAGTGGACGATCAACCAAAAGACGTTGCCGATGGTCAAAGACACGACCTCTTATACAATTGACACGACCAACCCAACCGCAACAATCGACGTGCTTGATGTCTTCATCAGGGAGACGATGGGCGGAGTGTCAACGGACGTTCCTTTGACCCGCATGTCTCGGTCTGAGTATGCGAACCTGTCAACCAAGACCAGCACTGGCAAGCCTAATCAGTATTTCGTAGACAAGCAGATCAACCCAACCATCACGGTTTGGCCCGCACCAGATCAGACATCTAAGTACGATTTGTACTTGAACGTGCTCAGCCGAATGGATGACGCAGACGCTGGGGCAAACACGCTGCAAGTGCCGTTTCGGTTTTACCCCTGCTTGGCCGCTGGTCTTGCGTACTACATAGCTTTGAAGAGAGCGCCTGAAAAGGTTGCTATGCTCAAGCAGCTTTACGAAGAAGAGTTTGAAAGGGCGTTAAGCCAAGACCAAGACAGAGTGTCGTTCAGGGTTGCCCCTGATCTACGCGGGTATAACTTAGGCTAATGGCTTACGCATCCAACAAACGAGCCTACGGCATCTGTGACATCACAGGCTTTCGCTATCGTCTGCGTGACATGAAAATGACGTGGGATGGCTTGTTGGTAGGCCCAGACCAGTGGTCGCCAAAGCACCCACAGCTCATGCCTCGGCCAACGCCCATTGACCCGCAGGCATTGCAGATCACTCGACCAGATCAAGCGGCCAACGGTAACGACAACAATTTCTTTACCGTATACACCAATGTTGGGAATGGTAAATTGGGCACAACTTTGCAAACTTTTGGAATAACCTGTAGTGTTGGCACTGTGGAGGTAACAACGTCATGAGCTTCACACTGGCAACGCTAAAATCGACTGTGCAAGATTACTTGCAGGTCAATGAGACTACGTTCAACAACAACCTGAACACGTTTATCAAAGAGGCTGAGAGCCGAATCTTTAAGATGGTTCAGCTACCAGAGCAAAGAAAGAACGTGCAAGGTGCGTTGTCAACAAGCAACCGTTTCTTGGCTACGCCAAGCGACTACTTTGCTCCGTTTTCATTGGCGGTTATTGATAGCAACAACAAGTACCATTATCTGGATTTCAAGCATCCGTCATTCATTAAGGAATACAGCCCAACCACGACAACGACTGGAAGGCCAAAGTATTACTCATTGTTTGACCAAACAGCCTTTGAGCTGTCGCCTGTACCAGATTCTGGTTATACGGTAGAGCTGCATTACCTGTACAAACCAGCGTCTTTGACGGTTGGTGGCGACTCAGGCACTACAATTCTATCAACGGATCACCCTGATCCCTTGCTTTACGGCACCTTGGTAGAGGCTGCTGTGTTCCTAAAAGAAGCTCCTGACGTGATAGCCAACTTCGAGGCTCGGTTCAAGGAAGGCGTCTCTCGGATGAAGAATCTGAGCGAAGGCCGTGGAACCCGAGACGAGTATCGATATGACTTATTGCGTACAGGGGTAACCTAATTGGAACCAATCAAAGAACTTGAAGGCAAGAAAATAGCAATTATCGGTCTGGGAGCCTCCCAGATCGACTATGTAATCGGAAAAGAGAACAGCGTCGAATGGGACGAGGTTTGGGTAATTAACTCAGCCTTGTCGGTTTTCGACTGTGATCGCGTGTTCATGCTCGATCCCGCCAGTCGGTTTTTAGATACCGACGATGCAGGCAATCAAACCGAGGTGATGCGTAAGCTACTGCCCACGTTTGACAAGCCTATCTATACTTGCGAATTGGATGAGCGCGTACCTGCGTTGGTTGAATACCCGCTTGAAGAGGTTATCAAAGACCAACGCTGCGCTTATATGAATACCACTGTGGCTTACGCCCTAGCCTTTGCCGCGTGGAACAAGGTGGGTGAAATCGACTTGTTTGGCATGGACTTCAGCTATAAAAACAACCTGCATTTTGCAGAGGCTGGCAGAGCCTGCCTTGAGTTCTGGATTTGCAAGATGATTGCTATTGGGATCAAGGTTGGTGTAAGCCCAAGATCGTCCCTACTCGATCAGAACGTAGATCTTCAGGACAGGCTGTACGGCTACCATCGCTTGCCGAATCCAAAGGTAGCAATGCCAAACCCAGAGGGTGAATGGGTTGTCTGCAATCGCTCAGAGCTGGCGCAGATGGTTAAAAAGCATAATTTAGAGACGGTAGAACTGCCGTCATCGCCAGAACCGTATAAGGGGTAGCTATGTCACGGGGTGTTTTTCAAGTCGGTCAGATTATGGTTTCAACCACTGAAAACCGTGGTCATGAAGCAGAATTTTGGGCGCAAGAGTCTACTAGGAAGATTTTGGGGATATCAGAAGAAGCTGAGCCGCATATTCGTTTGCAAGCGGAGGCTTTCCGCAACCAAGTTTATACTCTAATATTGATGGGGATGAAGAACGCTATTGCTTCTGACCGAGTTACGATTCGTGGTTTACTTGCGTCTCAGGGACATGAAGACATGGCAAAAATAATCAAGGAGATTTGATATGGCCATCACTTCCGCAATTCCCACTAGCTTCAAGCAGGAGCTTTTGGTCGGAACTCATAACTTTACCGCTACAAGCGGCAACGCTTTTAAGCTTGCGCTTTACACGTCTAGTGCGACCTTGGGCGCTGCTACGACTGCATTCACGACCACAGGTCAAGCCAGTGGAACCAACTACACGTCTGGCGGCAATACGCTTACGTCGGTGACACCAACAACTTCTGGCACGACTGCGGTATGCGACTTTGCTGACCTGACATTTGGCACAGCCACTGTCACGGCGCGTGGGTGCATGATCTACAACGACACACAGTCGGATAAAGCGTGTGCAGTGATCGATTTTGGCGGTGATAAAACCAGCACGGCTGGCGATTTCACGATTGTATTTCCTAGCCCAACGGCTACCGGCGCGATTATTCGGTTGGCGTAATGGCTTATGCCACTACAAACACTAGATTTTCAACCGGGCATCGACAAGGAAGGCACCGACTACTCGGCCAAAGGCGGCTGGGTAGACGGTAACCTCGTAAGATTCAGAAAGGGTCGTGTCGAAAAGGTAGGTGGCTGGCAAAAGCTCGGCGCAAGCAATTACCTTGGCATTGGTCGTGCTCTACATGCTTGGATAAGCCTTGGCGGGGTTCGATACCTTGGTGTCGGTTCTACGCTCAAGTATTACATCGAAGAGGGCGGCACCTATTACGACATAACACCTATAAGGGCGACCACGTCTGCTGGTGATGTCACTTTCGGCGCAACCAATGGTTCTTCAACGATTACAGTCACCGATACCTCGCACGGCGCGGTAAATGGGGACTTTGTGACGTTCAGCGGAGCGGCTTCCCTTGGCGGGTTGATAACCGCAGACGTTTTGAACCAAGAATATCAAATCGACCTTGTCACCTCGGTCAACGCTTACACAATAACCGCCAAAGACACGTCTGGCGCAACGGTTACGGCCAACGCATCAGACAGTGGAAATGGCGGCTCCAGCGTGGTCGGTGCTTACCAAATCAACACTGGACTAGACACTTTTCTGAAATCGACTGGCTGGGGCTTGAATACATGGGGTTCTGGCGGCTTTGGATCTGCATCACCGATCAGCGCAATAAACCAGCTTCGCTTGTGGACGCACGACAACTACGGCGAGAACCTGATTATCAATCCTCGCGGCGCAGGCATATATCGTTGGGTTGAAAACAACGGAACTGGTGTGAGGGCGCTTGAGCTTTCTGGTGTCACTGGTGCCAACTTAGTGCCAACTGTGGCGCTTCAGGTCATCACTTCAGAGACTGACCGCCATTTGGTGGTTCTTGGCGCAGATCCGATATCAGGTAGCAGCAGGACTGGCGTAATTGACCCCATGCTGGTGGCGTTTTCCGATCAAGAGAATGAGCTGGACTTTGAGCCTACAGCCACGAATACGGCGGGTTCTTTGAGATTATCTTCTGGTTCATTCATCGTTGGGGGAATCAAGTCTCGTCAAGAAATCTTGATATTCACCGACACCAGCCTGTACAGCATGAGCTTTATCGGGCCTCCACTCACCTTTGCGATCAACTTGATCAACGAGGGTTCTGGGCTACTTTCCCCCAAGGCGGCTGTGAATGCGCCAAACGGCGTGTTTTATGCCAGCAAAACTGGCTTTTACTTCTACAGCGGCTCGGTTAAGCGCCTGCCTTGCACGGTGCAAGAGTACGTTTTTGAAGACATAGACCTAGACCAAGCGTTCAAGTGTCACATGGGCAGTAACACTGAGTTCAGCGAGATATGGTTTTTTTATCCGAGCATCGAAGACGGCACTGGCGAGATTAGCCGATACGTCATCTACAACTACGAAGAAAACCATTGGTCTGTGGGTAGCTTGGCGCGTTACGCATGGCTTGATGCAGGCATCGAGGATCTGCCTTACGCCACAGCAACCACAAGCTCTCAGCAGTGCGTGTTTGAGCACGAAACTGGCTTTGACGATTATGAAGACGCCATGACTGGCGTTTTCATCGAGAGCGCCGACTTGGATATCTCATCTGGCGATTCGTTTACCTTCGTTAAGCAAATTATTCCAGACATGAAGTTTGTCACTGAGACAGGTGTGAGCGTAGATCCTGCCATGAACATTGTGCTCAAAAGCAGAGATTACCCCGGCCAGAGCTTAACAACCGACTCCACCACTCAAGTCACACCGACAACCACATTCAGCAATGTGCGGACTAGGGCGCGTCAGGTAGCTTTTCGGTTTGAGAGTGACGATGACAACACGGCTACTGAGCAGAAGGGATATAAGTGGAGGCTTGGTTCTACCCGAATCGACATCCAGCCTAGCGGCAGACGTGCATGAGCAGGCTGCTTCAGACCCAATTGCCCTTTTCTCAGGGCGATTCTGTCAGCTCAGACACGTTTAATCGGCTAGTTCGTATCCTAGAATTAAACCTTGGGGCGGTGGATTACACGATTTCTCCGCATTTTAATGCCACCCAGATAAGCGAGCTTCAGTTTGCAACGGGTAGTATAATCTTCAATACTACAAACCAAATACATCAAGCGTTTGACGGCACTGTGTTCAGAGACCTGTACGGCCATCAAACTTACCCAACGGGACTGGCGATCACCGCTGGCGTTGGGGCTGTAACCGTGAGTACACCGTAATGGATGCAATGCTACAGAGTCGAATTCAAAACCTGATTGGCGCTGATATGCCGATAGGTGTTGAGCAATACGCAGAGGGCGGTGAGGTTGATACTCCCGGCCCCCTTACTGGTCTTGAGGCGGACTTGCTAGAAGGCGCTGTTGAAGGTCTTGATGAATCGGAAAGCATGGGGATGGGAATCCCTGACATGTCAGGCTCTGGGAACCCAAACCAAGACTTAGAAAACACGATTAACGAGCTGATGATGGCTCGTGGGGAAGCCGAAGATGAAGGCGAAATAGCGTACATCGACGGCTTGATAAATGCTGCTGAAGTTGGCTCTAACGCTCCTATGGCAGACCTTGCTGTTCAGCTTTCTCAAGCTGGTCGGGGTGGCGATGTCACGTTGGCGCACCTTCGCAACGGCGAAATCGTTTTGCCTCCTGAGTCAATGGAAGATCCAGCGTTTGAGGCTGCTGTCGAAAAGCGTTTGATGGAAATAGACGTAGACCCGCAGGCGACTGTTGTTGGCGCGGGTATCGCAAGTCTCAACCCAATTACGGGGCTCGAAGAGGTCGGTTGGCTCAAAAAGACGTGGAAAAGCGTCAAGAAGGTTGCAAAGAAGGTAATCAAGCCGATTGCATCGGTGGCTCAGTTCATACCCGGCCCTTGGCAACCGTTAGCGGCAATGGCAAACAAAGCATTCACGGTTTATGACGTGGCCAAGGGCAGGGCTAGTCCCTTAGCTCTCGCTACTGCTTTTGCACCTATACCGGGCGCTGATGCTGCCGCTGGTGCTGCTGGCGCTGCTGGTGCTGCTGGTGCTGCCGCTTCAGCGAGCAAGGGTCTCGGCTCTCTTGGCAAGATCGGAGAGTTTTTTACGAAAGGCGCGGATGGAGTTGGCTTTTTAGGCAACGTAGGTAAATCTTTGGGTGGCGCAGGCAGAGGTATTGCTGGGCTTGTAAGCGGTGGCGGCGCAGATAACATAGGCAGATTTGGTCGCTTGGGAGATTTCTTAGGCGGTACCAGTGGCGCAAGCGGAGGCATTGCTGGGCTTATAAGCGGTGGTGGTGCCGATAATGTTGGTCGCTTTGGCCGTTTAGGAGATTTCTTGGGCGGTATTGGTGACGCTACTGGCTTAACCAACTATGGGACGCAAGGATCGGCATTTGAGCGCGGTGTAGATTTAGGTGAACTTGCCAAAGATCCAGAATTGGCTGCCATTATCGAACAAGGATTAGCTCAAGGATTGTCGCCAGAACAGGTTCTTGCTCAGCTTCAACAAAGCGGCCTAGTAGGTGCTACAGGCGGCTTCAATCTGCCTGCAATACTGGGTGGAAGTGGTACGCCGGGGCAAAGCCGTCTTGGTCTGATAGAAGACTTCCTGAAGGGCAGGCCGTCTGGCCCAGTGCGCCAAGGCAGCGGCCTTGGCAGTTTGGGCGGTTTATTTGGCGGAACTGGAAGCGGCGGTCTTGGGTTGGGTGATTTAGGTGCTATCGGAGCAGCAGGCTTGCTTGGCAAGCTGGCATATGACGAGGCTAAGAACCGAAAAGGTGTAGCCTTGACCCCGCTCACTCAAGAAGGATCAACTGGCCGATACAACATCGAAGCCGAGATTGCTCGACGCATGGGCAAGCCAGCGCCAAACCCCGTTGAGTACGGCTTGTTACCGACAGGGACAATACCCACGCTGAGTGGTGGTAGGCGAGCGCCTCAAGAAGAACTTGTAGCGGCGTTGGATGTCGAACCGCTCCCAGTCATGGAAGAGAAGCAAATTGAGCCAGTGAAGGCTCGATACGGCGGCTCGGTCATGCCGATGGCTTACGCCAAGGGCGGTAACGTAGCGACAGAAGACTTTGAGCGCATGAACGGCGGCATCAACGGCGAAGGCACAGAAATCAGTGATGATGTGCCTGCCATGCTGTCAGATGGCGAATTCGTCATGACGGGTCGGGCAGTAAGAGGTGCTGGCGCGTTTGATTTAGCACAAGGCAAAGGCGGCATAATCACGCTGACACCAAACGGCAGCGAAAGCCGAGACGGTGGTACAGCACTCATGTACGAGATGATGGATTTATTCGCAGAATTTGCGGATAAGCCAAAGGAGGCAGCAGCGTGAGCATATTGACGCCGGGCCAACTGGCTAGGGTTCGTCGGTTTCAAGAAGGCGGCAGCACATCGCAGCCTTTTGTTGCAGGCGTAACCAAGACTGAACAGCGTCTTGACCCGATAACCCAGCAGCTATTGTTTGGTTTGGACGGTGAAGGCGGCTTCATACCCGGCGCTTTCCGCGCAGCAGAGCGCACTTTCTTTGACGAAGAAGGTCGCCCGATTGTCATTCCCCAAGAGATCGCAGGGTTAAGTCCTGATCAAATTCGAGCAATGGAGCTTGCGAGAGCCAATGTTGGCATCCAACAGCCATTCATTGAAGAAGCCCAACGCCGAGGTCAACAAGGCATTACTGCACTTCAGCGCGGCTTAGAAGACCAAGCCATATCGTCTCAGAGGGCGCTGGAAGCCCAAAGATCAGGAGCAAGATTTGCCCTCGACCAAAGAGACCGTGCGCTCATGGAGTCGCTTAGAGGGACTCAGGAGGGCCGTGGTAGATCCATAGCCGCTGAAGAGCGTTTGCGCGGTGACCTTGGCGACCTTTCACGAAGGGGTGTGCGGGATACTCAGCGATTTGGCATGGACTTGGCGAGAGCCAGAGGTCTTGGTCTTTCTGAAGCGCAACGACTACGCAGTGGTTTGGCTGAGTCGCAGGATCTGCTTCGAGGCACCACAGGTGAGCTAGACATAGCGGCAGAGACGGCGAAGTACCAAGACCCATACGAAGATCAAGTCGTACAGCAGATGATCCAAGATGCGACTGAAGGGCTTGCTAGGCAAGACATCAGCGCAATTGCTGGAGACATACAGCGAGGTGGTGAGTCAGCATTCGGCTCCAGAGCGCGTCTAACGGGCCAAGAGCGTCTCGAAGCGATGGGTAGGGGCTTGGGCAAGGCTGTTGGCGGATTGCGCTCACAAGGCTTTCAGCGAGCGCAACAGACCGCTATCGGTGAAGACGAAAGACGGCGACAGGCTGCTCGAACCGCGTCGGCTGGTTTGGCAGGGCTGCGCGGTCAAGATTATTCGGCAGGCACAGGTTACGGCAACTTGCTACAACAAACCGCGCAACAGCAGCTTAGCGCACAGCAACAGCTAGGCTCCCAGCTTGGCAGTGCGGCGCAACAGCGTTTTGCTGCTGGCACTGGCTTAGGTCAAACCTTGTCAGGGTATGGTCAGCAGAGTGCGGCTGCTAGACAGGCAGCGGGGCAAACAGGCATGAACGTAGCAGGAACGCTTGCAGGCCAGTACGGTCAGATTGGAGCGCAGCAAGCGGCTGGCGGGCAGGCTCTAGGAGCCGCTCAGACGGGCTATGGCAACTTCATGAGTGGATTAGGAACGCAGGCTCAGCAGGCTGGTATGCAGGACGTAGCGGCCTTACAGGGCATTGGCGGCATGGCACAGCAACAGCGTCAGCGACAGCTTGACGCGCAACGTGCTGGCTTGTTGCAGGCTCAGCAAGCGCCACTGGCTCAGTACCAATCCTTGATGCCGTTTGTGCAGATGGCACCAGCGGGTCAGACGCAGTTCCAGACTCAGTTCACACCAGATCCATCTGCATTACAGGCGGGTGTGGGTACAGGTCTTGCGACACTGGGTGCGGTGGGTAATTTCTTTAACCCAGCAACTCGGCTTTCAGGGAGTGGCATCCAGTAATGGCAATAAATAGAGCGCAGTTAGAGCAGCAGATTCAAAGCCTAAGCAATGGCGGCGGAATTGCTCCAATGGACGATGATCTTCAATCCGTTGTTGATCAGGCGGCGGCTGTTGATACCAATGAGCTACGATCTCAATTCGGTATGCCGTCGAAAGAACAAGAGCTGCTTGATGAGATGCAACGCAGGTTTGCTCCAGCGCCAAGACAGTCTGTCGGCATTGACGTGCCAGACTTTAATGAAAGCTTTAGCAAATACCAAACCCAATTGCGTAACGTATATGGGCAGAGACCGCGCCCAACCTTTTATGACTTAGCGTCTACTGTTGGCGGAGCAATGCTTGCCGCTGACCCAACCGCTGGGGCTTTTCGCTCGGCTGGTATGGGCTTAGCCCAGTTTGGCAAAGAGCAAGCAGCTTTGCGCGAGCAAAGGCTTCAAGAAGACCGAGCGATTGGCTTGAAAGCCTTCGAGATGGCAAAGTCAGACGTTGATTCTGCAAAAAACTTAATTAACGAATATGCGTTGTTGAGAGCTAAGGAAAATGCAGACAACAAAGTGACCGAGATGCTCGTCACCGACCCCAATGGGATTAGTGTTGGCGGAGTATTTTACGAAAAAGGAGAAAGACCGCTTCTTACCGAGAGTGAGGTATACGCAAACCGCAGCGCGGTAGCTGAGGTGGCATCGCCTGTTGGCGGTGTGAAAGTGCCAGATGCTGGCGCGGTTGCTATTTATCAGACTAGAGAAGACGCAGAGCAAACCATTTTAGGTTTGGGCATGAAAAAGGAAAGCCCTTACTTTGAGCAAGCTGTTCTCCAATTAGTTCCTAGCGATCCATCTCTTGTGGGCAAAAGAATTATCAGTGGTGGCAGATACACCGAGCTGCGTCCATACGTTGTAGGTGATGAAGTCTTCAACATTATGTTAAATACAGCTCAGGGCGAAACCACGCCCTTCAAGGAATATGCTGACAACCGTTTGTCGATTATCGCCAAGAACAACGACGCTTTTGCTGATAAGGCAATGACCGTCTTGCCTGAAGTGGAAAGGGCTTTAGAAACTCTTACAAGCCTCAAAAATCAAGGTGTTGAGACGGGCGTTATCACAAATGCTCTTCTGCCATTTGAAAGTGCCTTCAAGCAAATTTTCGGCACAGACGAGCCTACAGTAGCTCAATTAGAGTCTTTGGTTGGAATATCTAACTTACTGGCGACGAAGATCCGCCCAGTCGGGTCTGGTTCGACTTCAGACATGGAGTTTGCGGCTTACCGAAGGGCGATACTGGATTTGGGAAACACCCCAGAGGCCAACTTTATCGCGCTTTACGTTTACAAAAAAATGACCATAAACGCCATCGAGTATAATCGAGTGGAGCAGGAGGCACTGACCTCTGGAGATTTCACAAACGTAAAGCAAGTCAACGACAAGATCAAAGAACTCGACACGGGTATCTTCGTGAAGTTCCCCGGTGACGCAAACGACGAAGAGGCAATCAAAGCATTTTTGAAGACAGTCCCTAAAGGCGAGGTGGTTCTTAATAGAGACTCCAATGGTGTGCCGCTCGTGGAAGGTGAAGGGCCGTATTTGATACAAGGGTTCGGAAAGAATTTCGGGGAATAACTTATGCCGCTCAAAAAATTACCAGAAGGTTATGGAGGCACGTCGGCAAGCTCTGCCCCACCAACTGACGTTGCAAAACAGCAGTTCGAGCCAGACACCAGCGTCATTGACATGATACTTAACGCTCCATCGGCTATCGGCCAAGCCATTAGTGGCGAGGGTGTGCCAATCGAGTTTCCTGATCTACCAGAGCTAACAGACATGGGTTCTGATGCACCCGGCTTCTTTGAAGGTTTTGGTGTACGGCTCAAAGGTATGTTGGCGCGTGATGACTTTGGTAAGGCCGAGATCATTCACGATGCTTTTGACGGCGATCCCAGATACGGCGGTAAGTTCGTAGACAAATTTGGCTTACCGATTATCGTTTGGAACAACATCCCATATTACGTCAATAAGCCGGGCTTTTCTGGGCAAGACTTTAATACGATGTTGGGAGAGATGCTTCGGTACGCACCAGCAACAAAGTTTGCAGGTAGAGGAAAAACCGCATTAGAAACCGCTGCCAGAGGCGTCCCTGCTTACAGCGCGACAGAACTGGCTTCCATTGCTGGCGAAGCTTACGTCACGCCTGAAACTACCAAGGCAAAGGCGCGAACCTATGGCGATATTGCTGGTCAGGTTGGATTATCTACAGGGATTGGTGTGACTGCTGATGTTGCTTTTCCAGTAATTGGTAAAGCTATCGGTATGGGCGCTAAAGCGGTTGCACAGGCCGCGTCAAAGACTGGCAGAAACTTAGGTGCGGCTTTCGATGAGGCTTTTCCGCGCTTTAATTTCGATGTCATCCAAGAATCCAAATACCCGCTGACACTTGGGCAAAGAACGGCTGAGCCGCCACAGGGCGTAACGCCGAAGGATACAGAGCAGATAGGCAGAGAGGATCTTTTACGGCAATCAACGGTAGACGATCCTGCTAAATTATTATTGCGCGGCTTTGATGAGAATCAACTTACCGCAATAAGAAACGATGCAATGGAGTTGCAGGCAGAGTTTGGCGCAGGCACCACTGATCCCACAGGCATTTACGGAAACATACCTAGCGTTGCCGCAGAAGCTGCTCAAGAGACGGTTTCTGGCGCAGCCCAACGCCTGAAAGAAGAATCTTCGACGCTGTACGACTTGGTTAAAGGCGCTGATTCTTCGCCAGTAATGACGGCAAAGGGTGTCCAGAAAGTAACTCAAGAGCTGCTTGACGTTGTTCCCACCATTCTTTCTCCAAGCCAGATAGTTGATGGGCCGTTGTTGCGTGAAATACAACAGCTTCGCAAGTTGCGAAAAATTGCCCAGAACCCTAAGTTCAAAGATCAAGCGTTAAAAAACATCCACGGCTATCAAAAAAGATTGCGAACAGCAATCGGCCAAGCGGAAAGAGGCTCTCCAGAAGAGCTTGCTCTGATACAGATGAAGCAAAAGCTTGATGACGCTGTTTACAATGGTATTGAGCGAGGGTTCATTACAGGGGATCAAGCGGTTCTCGACCAGCTTCAACAAGCTACGGGCCTGTATTCTGATTACATGGCTACGGTTGGTAGGGGCGTTGGTAGAACCCCGCAAGAGCGATCAGCAAATCGCATATTGGAGCAACTGTCGAACAACCAGTACACGCCAGTTCAAGTGGCGAACCTATTGTTTGGGCAAAACAGATTTGCTCCAAATCAATCTATGGGTGTCGTTTTAGACAAATTAAAAAAGGCCTTAGATCCCGCCGACTACCAACAATTCATTATGCTGCTCAAAGACGGCATCATGACCAAGGCTTTTGCTGGCAAGGGCGGAGAGGTTACCAGAACCTCTATCGTTAACAATTACAACGATGTGTTTTTCAAAAATAGAGACATCATTAACAGGGTTTTCAGCCCAGAAGAAATTGCTCGGATTAAACAGTTTAGAGCCAACGTGCTCCCGACTCTCTGGGCAGAAGTCAAGGCAAACCCTTCGGGAAGCGGCTACGCTCTTTACGCCGCTGCACAAAGGGCAAACTTGCTAGTGCCAAGCGTGATGGGAAGGGCTGCCTTCGCTAAAGGCATTGATATAGCAGAAGGCGCAGCGCGGCGAGAAGACGCTATGAATGCCGTCAGCCAAACGCTTCAACGTATGCAGACGCCAATGTTTTCTGACGTGGCGCAAGGCGCTATCAGGACAGCTATATCGCCAGAGACGGAGGCGGAAGGCGATCCGTCCAAAGGCAGAGACAGAATGCAGTTGCTTGAAACGATTGATGCTCTGGAACAACAAAAGGCGCGGCCAGAGCCTGAGCCTGCTCCGAAGCCAACAGTCGCGCCGCCTGCTGCTCAAGTTATGCCGCAGCCGCAGCAAGAGATTTCTATGTTTGAGCCTTTGCCTGAAGCTAAACCAGCACCCCTTGCACGGGGTCAGATAGACCCAGCCATGTCGCCCACCATCCTGCCATCAGACAAGGATAGAGAGCTGGCTATGCGCTTGAGAGGGCCGTTAGGCGGGATCGCTTCCCTCGCCTAACAAGGGGAGGTCTGGCTCGGCAGGGCTGGCGATGATCATTGCGCCACTGACGTTCCAGTCGAAGTCGTAACCCATATGGAAGTCGCCCTCAAAGTCGATCATGAGGTTGCGGCTACAAAGCCGTAGTAGCGCGGCCTGTTGATGTAAGGTCATCCTGCTGAACAGGTCTATCACCTCGCCAGCGTCAGCCACAGGTCGGTAAGACTGTGGTATCTGAGTCGGCTTCTTCTTGAATATGTTTTTCAATGGCGATCCCTATTGAACAGCTCTTCGTGTCGGTCTTCGATCATTAGCTGCAACTGACTAATCAACGTGCGGCGCTCTCTAGCGCATATCTCACGCAGCATCTCGTATGTCTCTATGTCGATAGCCAACGACTTTCTGCGTCGATCTACGGCTACTGGTTCTTCGATTTCCATGACAGTTCTCTAATTGATATTGAGCAATTGTATAGGATTGTATATCATTGCACAAATGTATGAAGTCAAAAATTATATGCTGTCCATGCAGTCGCATTGGATGGTGAATCAGCCCCTGTACAAAGCCGTGCAGGAAACAGTGCCAATGATTGCGGACTTTCGCGCCAAGAATGGACGTGAGAGTTTGCCTAAAACGCCTGCCTCTCAGCTCTGCAAGAAGATATTCCCAGACGTGTACAAGGTGCCTTTGTTCCGCAGGCAGTTCTGCAAGATGTTGGTCGAAGAGATCAAGCAGATGGAGAAGGAGATACCCTTCGAGCCAAACGAAGAGGAGGACGAGCTTAGGCAGATACCTGAGATTGTCTTGAAAGAACATGCGCCTGAGCTGTACCGCAACATGTGGTTTGTGGTGCAGAACGTCTTGAACCCCATCTTTAATGTCCTATACCACAGGGACTGCCGTGACGTGGCCTCAATCCAGATCGCCAACTACAACCCAAAAGAAAAGCAGAAGGGCGCGTGGCACCACGACGAGAGCGCAGACATCAGCGTGGTGGTGCCGCTGAACACAGACGATTACAAGGGAGGCGGCACAGAGTTTCACAGTCACGGGGTTCTGAACCCGCTACCCAACGGACACGCCCTGATCTTTCCTTCGTTTACCAACTTGCACCGTGGTCTAGCGGTAGACAGTGGTGACCGCTATTTGCTGGTTTTCTGGCTCTACGACAAGAAAAAGCTGATCGAGAACTACAATAATCTAGTTTAATTTGCACTTTTTTGCGCTTATTTGTAAATAAATGTGTACAACGACACGGTAATCAGTATAATAGGTGCCATCAACAACGGAGAAGATGGATGACCTTACTTAAAAAACTTACCGCAGCCTTTGCCGAAGCAGATGCCAAGAGCATCGCTGGGATTCCAGAAGAAGTGCAGGCGAACCGCGAGTGGTTCAGAAAAGTTTACGCAAAGCTGCGCGAAGAGTTCCCAATCAGTGGCGCAAACTACAATCGGTTCTACTCGGAACTGAATCGCATAGCTTCAAAGCAGACTCAGGAAGACAATAATTGGAACTTCGATGATCACGTCGAGCGCGAGATCAAGCGAACCAAGCGCACTCACGCAAACCGCAACAAGCGAATCGCGCAAAAATTCGAGAAGGCTGGAATCGCAGACATCGACTCAGACGATCTGGTTGTGATCTACGGCGAAGATTTTTGCGGCGAGTGGGTCATCGACGGACACCGCGTCAAACTCGACGTTATCTGGGCAGGTGGATACAACATCCAATGCTATCACTGCCGAGTGCTTTGCAGCGTCAAGAAAATCAAGGAGGCCGCGTAAGCGGCCCATAGGGAGAACGTGATGATCAAACTTACTAAAAAAGCAGACGCATTCTGGGCTGGCAACGGTTTCGGTAACGAAGCTGCCGAGTGGGTAGTCAAAGGCGCAGAGGACATCGTTGTACGCAAAAGCGGAAGCGGATGGATCGCTACCGAGAACGGTGCTCGCATTGTAAGCGGACGAGGCACCAAGAAAGAGGTGATCGCAGAGCTTGAATGGAAACGACCAGAGCTTGCCGCGTAAGCGGCCCATAGGGAGAACGTGATGACAGATTCAGTTTTGACCTATCGAGATTGCTACGACCAGTGCAAATCCCTTGCCCTTGAAATCATCGAAGAGCACAAAGGCGAGTGCAATGAGATTGAAGACTTCATGGATAAGACATGGGAGTGGGTGGATCAGCATGAGTGGGTGATCTATTACTACCGCGCCCATCAGTTTCTCGCGGCTATTGATGGCAACTTACGGGCAGAAGCCGAAGATACGCTTCAGGACGTAGGCGCAACGCCAGAGTCTTACGACGATTACGCCAGTCAGCTCACATACTGGGCTATCACCATATGGGTGAGAGAATTTATCGAAGAGAGCCTTGAGGCGGCTACCGCCTAAACCTGCGCCGTAGCTCGACCCTGCAAGCATTCAGGGCTTCGAGCCACTGGTTAGATTGATCTTCCCCAGCATCTGGATACGCAACCATCAAGGTTGCGTAATTCATCAGCAGCTCCTGCACCTCGCTGATCTTTTCCTTGCCCTCCAGCTCAGTCTTGAGTTTGGACAGAAAGCTCACGGTCAACCCTTTTGTCTTTTCTGTTCTGCCATTCGGGCAGCGTACACAGTGAGCGGCTCACCAAACTTCTTCTCGAACCATTGTTCCCACGTCACCCTGCGGTGTGGCGGGTTGTTTGGCGTTGCGTGGTTTCTGCGCTTCCAGATTGATCGGGCAGCGTGGTACTTGATGTCTTCAGCCCACTGCTTCTCTTGCGCCTGCTCTTCCTCAGTTAAGGTCGGTAAGGCCAAACTCTTTGATCCCCTCTTGGTTGTACGGCAGGTACAGGTCTTGCTCACGGCACTTGATACCGACAGCCATCGCCTGCTCGTTCTGAGCGTCGGCATAGGCTATGGCTTCATCCGATAGGGTGTAGACGCCAAACGGATATGGGTGAGCCTTTTCCTGCGCCAAGAAGTAAAACTTCTCAGTTGGCAGGCCAACGGCTCGACAGCCAGCCAGATAGTACGCAGCCTGCTGATGGTATCGGAACGTATTGATCGCGCTTCTAAATCCTTTGGGTGAAGCGTCACGGCAGGTCTTGAGATCCCAGATGTCAGTGCCAGTGTGCCAGTCGAGCTTGCCCTTGCACGGCTGACCATTCCAGACCCAACACAACGTCAGCTCGACGCGATGCTCTGGCTTTGGAATGAAGTCGGAAACAACCTCACGGCGCTCCATGCAGATGTCGTACATGTCCTGTTTGCAGGCAGTGCGATCACCCAAGTCTTCCAGCCATTCAGCATATTCAGACTTGCCAACCTTGGTGCGCTTATCAACCGCTGGCTCGATGGCGAACTCGTCAAAGAACTTGTGGTGCTCCAAGAACACGGTGTGCTGCACCCTGCCTTCGAGCAAAGCGGGGGAGTTGTTGAACACTTGGTTTTTCCAAGTGTATGGGCACTTAGCTATCGAGCTGAGATCGTGAGATCGCCACGCAGGGATCGAATCGTATGTGGGGTAGTCGAGGTCTTCGTAGATACCTACTTTGAAATCCATCTGTTTTCCTTATCAAGTGATGATGACCGTCAGGGCAAGCGAAAGCAGATTGATCGCTACTACAATGCCAACGCCAATGAATATGGCTACTTTTACGCTGTCTTTGTCCACGCCAGTCTCCGAATAGCCCCAGCCTTCGGGCACACGGACTGGGGAACGTGCAGGAAAGAGTATGTTAGCTCCTGCCCTAAAAAACCCCGCCTTCGGCTCAGTGGGCGGGGACACTGTTGGAGGGTCGTGATGGAACCCTTAGCCAAGCCCAAATCCTATCAGCAAACCGACACTAAATGCCCCTATCACGGCATACGAGGTGAAGGTTGGCAATCTGGCCGAATCGAACAATCTGCGAGGGATCATTTCGACTCCAAGCGTTTTATTTCAGCGTCGATGTAAAACTTGATCTTCTTCGCGTCACGCAGCTCATCAGAGTGTGATGACTCGCCATAGCGATACGCCGCTCTGAATATCTCACCAACCTGTGAGTTCATGTTTTTATGCGAGATCAGGTCTTGCAGCTCTTTGGCACCTGCTGGCAGCTCGTAATAGGAAGCGGTGCTGCCGTCGGAAACAGACTTGGCGACTGCAACCTTCGGCTTAGCTACCCAGCTCTTGTTTTTCAGCTTCCAGATCCGCAACTGCTTTCCCGCATAGCTTTCGCTGACTGAGCACTCAACCGCCAAGACTTCTGGCTTGGTGAAGCCGTGCTCATCCAGATACTCTCTAACTAACGCGCCCTTGACCGCCTTACGGTTGTGTCTTCGTTTCGTCATCCCTGACCCCCTTAGAATGGTATATCGTCTTCAAATTCATCTTCGACTACTGGTGTTTCCGCCTTTGGCTCTTCCGCAACTGGCTCTGGCTTGTTACCGCCTTTGGCCATTGCTGCTTGCAGCTCGAAGCATGGATCGATCTTGTCTTTACCCGGCTCGTCGCACCCACCAATCTGCCACTGCATGAAGCGGGGTAGCTCCTCGAAGATGTCGCAGGCTTTCTTGCTGGCTTCATCGGACTCGCCAGTGAATTCTTTGCAGTAGTCCTCAAGGTCGAAAATGGTCTGGTCGTTCACGGTAGCGGCTTTCTTTGCACCGCCGTCCGCGCAGAACACGCCTACCACTTTGGCGTTACCGCCACTGGTTAAGCCGACATCAACCTTGCAGGTTGTGCCCAAGATTTTGGTGAGGTCAAACGACTTCAGCTCTTCTTCGGTGAACGATTTGTTGCGCCATGCCTGCAAGTGCTGACGTAGCTTGGCCCGTTCATTCAGGGACAGCGTGTATTGGCAGTTGATCGACATGGGTCGGTCATCGGCCATACGCAGCTCTGGCAGTTCCCAGAAGATGAATACGTTGTGACGCTTGTTCACTTCGCCTTGGTATTCGTTCATTGTGGTGCCAGCGTCAACCAGCTTGTAGCAAATTGCGTTGTGGGTTCCAGTTGGGACTTGCTCAAAGTCTCCACCGCCACCACCTGATGCTATGATTCCCATCGCGTTTTCCTTGTATAGTTGCAAAAAGGTGTACTATTATGCACATCTTGGAAAACGTGATGCAAGGAAAAAATACATGGGATTGAAAATAACCGATGGTAACAGCAAGGATTTCACTAGGCCGCTGAGCGGTGATATCCGCGCTGACTTCGAGGGATTCCTCGCGGCAAACGGGATGACGGTTGACCCGAAGAAGGGTTTGGTAGTTGGCGGAGACATTGGCAGAGCCTATATGGAGGTCGGCGGTAGGCAGAAGCTGGTCGGTTGGTATCAGGTCTGGCTCGATCAAGAGGTGCCGTTTGGCCGCTGTGGTGACCGCACGGTGAGCAATGACGAGCCGATAGCGTCATGGAAACCTGAGAACGCATCCAGCCACAAGATGACCGATGAGCAGCGGGAGCAGATTCGACTGCTGAGTGAGCAGGCAGCGAAAGACAGGGAAGAGCGGCAGGCTCAGGCAGCAAAGCGAGCGAGGGAGCTGTGGGACAGTTACTCAGAAGCCACGGATGACAATCCATATCTGAAGCGCAAGGGCGTGACCAACCACGGTTTACGGCAGGATGGCGACAGATTGGTCATACCCGTGCTCGACGCCAAGCTCAAGGTCGCTGGACTCCAGTACATTGATGACACTGGCGGCAAGAAGTTTTTGCAGGGCACGAAGAAGAAAGGTTCTTTCTTTGTCATCGACCCCGAATCAATGCGTCAGGCGCACACCATCAACTACGTCGAAGGTTATGCGACTGGGGCCAGTTACTTTGCCGATCTAGGCCAGCCAGTCGTGGTTTGTTTCGATGCCTTCAACCTATCTCCAGTCGCTGAGACGATCAGCGGCTACTTTCCACAGGCTAAGCACGTCTTTATCGCAGACTTCGATGACTCAAAGACAGGTGAGCAGGAAGCGATCAAAGCCGCGCAGGTAGTGCAGCGTATCGGCGCTCAGGCCGAGGTGCTGATGCCGCAGAGCAAAGGCGACTACAACGACCACGCCATCGAGGGTGAGTTGATGCCTGAGCTGAACAGCGTGGAGGTGCCAGTCGAATACGACTGGAACAAAACGGAGAAGGGACGGCTGCTGAACACCAAAGACAATGTGCGCGGTGTTCTGACGGTGAACCAGATCGATGTGCGCTACAACGTCATCAAAAAGAACATGGAAACGATCATACCGCACACCCAGTTCATCGCTGATATGAAGGATGAGAGTGCGCTGATTGAGATCGAGGATCGCTGTATACAGATCGGTGTGCCACACCAAAAGGTGCGTGATTACTTGAAGCTATTGGCGCGGGAGTACAACCCAGTCAAAGAGTGGATGGAAACTAGGCCGTGGGATAAGCGCAGCAGGCTTGCAGACTTCTTGGCAACCATTACCAGCAGCAACGAGCCGCTGAAAGAGATGCTGATGACTAAGTGGCTGGTTTCCTGCGTAGCAGCGGCGTGTGAGCCGAATGGCGTGGCGTTGGAAGGCATACTGGTGTTTCAAGGGGCGCAGGGGCTGGGCAAGACGTTGTGGTTCAAGCGGCTGGCCGACTACGACAAGGGTTGGCTGTTGGAAGGTGCGACATTGAACCCCAGTGACAAGGACAGCGTGAAGCAGGCGGTGAGCCATTGGATTGTGGAGCTTGGTGAGATCGAGAGCACGTTCAAGAAGAGCGACATCGATCAGCTCAAGGCGTTTGTCACGAAGAAGAGCGACGAGCTGCGCCTACCTTATGACCGTGCCAGCACAACCTACCAACGCCGCACGGCCTTCTACGCCTCCGTCAACGCCCGTGAGTTTTTGACCGATACCAGCGGCAACCGACGCTTCTGGGTGGTTCCTGTCACGGCGATCAACGCAAACCACGGGATCGACATGCAGCAGCTCTGGGCCGAGGTCAAAGAGACGCTCTACCCAAACACCGACTGGTACCTAAACCACGAGCAACGAGAGATGCTGCAAGACTCCAACGAATACTATCGCACCCAGTCTAGCGTCGAGGATTTGATCCTTGAGCACGTCCATTTCCAGAGCACACAGACCAAGCCAGTGCAGATGACAAAGCTGCTGAGAGACCTTGGAATCAGTCAGCCGAGGATGCCAGATATCAAAGATGCGAGCAGGGTACTCTCGGCCCACGGGCTAGAACCGCGCAAAAGTAACGGCAAGAAAGTGTACGACTTGGACTATACGAAGGTCGAAGTTGGCAACGCAGATAAGTTTAGTGGCGCGTGGTCGAAGGATTTCTAAGGGTACCCTGAGAGGTGCCCTGTGGGCGGTTGTTGTAAGTTATTGATTTGTATGTAGTTATTAACAGGGTAGGGTAGGGTACTACTATTTAATAATAATAATAATAATAGTATATAGCCTATATACAGTAAGAAACACGGGTATAAGTTTTTGAAAAAGTTTGAGGCGCTGTACCCTGACCCTAGTACCCTGTTCGGCAGAGGAGCGGGATGTGGAACGATTCGAGTATGACGATGACGCGAGTGATGAGCAGAACTTTATAGCGTGGTCACTGATGAATGCCGATGAACGCGACGGCGTAGGGCAAGCGCCTCTTCCGCAG